CTATTCTGGATTACTAGGGTTCCGTTGATATGTGAAGCTAGAGTAGGGGGTACCGGTCAACCGCCTCCGTGTGTGCAAACACAATCTCTTTAGAATAGATGACTGCGGTCACTCAGATGATGCTCTCAAATTCACCGTGCATACGGTGAATTATGACCACAGTATCTAGATGATACTAAGTCAAGAAAACAGTTAGTTGTTGAGCGGCAGCGAAAACAACAGACTTGCGTAGCAAGTCTTATAATAAGTTAAACTCTTTGAGTTTGTTGATGTAATGTGATTGTCCTTGAGACACTTGTTGTTTCCAATCATTGTGTGCGTGTTGATTGGCTTGATCGCTGATGTATTTCCAACACTCAAACTCAACACCATGTTTCTCACATACTTTGGCAATGGCATAGGCTTCCATATCTACTACATCTGCTGGTATTGTTAGTACTGGATTCATCACAAAGTTATCGCCGGTACTGCATGTTAGTCCAGAGGTGTTGCCAATGTGTGTGCCAGTTTCAAAAGGTGTTTGCCCTGGTATACATCCTAGTGCTTCACAGGTCATGTCTCTTTGCACAAATTGAGTGCATTGATAGAATCCTGGTGCGACTGTTATGCCTCCAGCTGTGCCAAAGTTAATCACACGTCGGGGACGATATTTTGTGATAACTTCACTGGCAGTGATTGCAGCGTTGACCTTGCCTACGCCTGTATAAAACAAGTTCATCATGTGGCCAAGATCAGGTGCTTCTTCCCGAATGGCAATCAACACAATGTCATTCATAAGTTCTGATCTGGCCAATCTCTGAACAAAGCATGTTGAATGTTGCCCGACACAAATTGATTGAATGACTTGTGTTTCTCTTCCAGTTCACCTTCAAGAGGTGCTACTCGTTTGAATGCTGAGTCCATCTGAGCCATGCCTGTGAACTCCATGATAATCATCCATTCTGGCATGTTTGCAATTGAACGGAATCCCATTTTGCATCTTGTGATTCTGTATGTTTCCATCTTGCCTTCTGAAATTAGATGATCAAAGAAACTTTTCATTCCATTCACCCATTCTAAGTCTGATATGTCGCCTTCTTTGTCTGCCCAAATTGTGTATAAATCCATAGTTACTCCAGTGGTCCTAGTATTTCAAATCCCGCCATGCTAGATTTGTATAAGTGTGCCTGCTCAAGGTACAGGTATCGGAACCCTCGTTCCTTGTAGATAGCACACTCAGTTTTCATTGTTTCAATTCCTAATCTCAACTTAGGATTGTTGTAGTTCCATGCAAACTGATCGCACAGTGCGTTATGATCATCATAGCGCCGGATCAAGCTGAATGCAACCAATCGATCTTGATCGTAGTAGCCTATAACATCAGTCATCGGGTCAGTGTAACGACAGTCAAATATAGGCATTACACTTGCAAAATGTTTGTATTTGCAATAGTCTCTGTAGATAGAATTTAGCTGTTTGATGTCGGGCTCATGCAAGTACTCCCATTTTACACTTGGCGTGTAGTCGGTCTGGCTGAGATCAATTCTGGCAAACTGATAGCTCATCTTGGATCCTTGCGATGTTCAAACAATCCAGTAAGATATTCTTCTGGCCAGTTGTGATAGAAACCTTTTTCAGCCATGAGCTTGGCTTTAGTGTTTAGGTCGCTGAGACTTTGCACTAGAGCTAACGCATATTTGCCTTGGTTCATGCATACGCCATTGACCATTTCTACATCTGCGGGATGATCTTCCAGTGCAAGTATATCGTTGCGTAACAAATGTTCATGATTGGCATTTTTCAAACTGTCACTGAACAATTCATATGGCCATTCCACAGGATCGTAAGCATAGATAATAACTTCCTTATTGCCCATGCCCCATCGTGCTCGATTTTTAAGATCAAAGTAGGGATCAACTCCAACATGCACATCGTAGCTTTTTTTCAGTCTTGCTGACCGTGCGTATGGACACGGTGCCCAGCCACCAAGAGCTGGATGCGGAACTTCCACAAAGTTCACAATCCAGTTTTCAATATCTTGTTTGACTGTATCTAAGTCCATTAGAAGAAAGGCAATCCTGATTTTTTAGTTGTTTCCATGTTTTCTTTGGCCAGTTCAGAAATCATATCTCTTTCTGCAGGACTAAGTTGCAACACCTGTTCATAAGTTATGCCTCCTCTCATATACCATGCAAGTTTCAAACTCTGTGCTTTGATATCTTTAGCATCTTTTTCCATGCCGTCAACCAACTCGGCAATTTGTTCAGACGTAGAGGTTAGGAGGCGACTTCGAAAAAATTTGTTGAATCCAGGGTGATTGTTTGTGTGTATTGATGATTGCATTCAGTACACGTCACTGGTATAGGTGGCAGTTCAGACAATTCACGCAGTTTAACAGCATGATCTCGAATGGTGCCAAACAGTGTGCGATCACAATTTTTCAAAAATTCAATGATAAATTCTGGTTCGGTCACAAATGCATTTGGAGTACGAATACCAGCAATAGAATTGCTAATGGCTGCAATAGTAATACCAGTTACTATTTTTAACGCAGCATTTAGCTTGGCAAGTTTTTCATCTTCGGTGTCTGCCGAGTCTGAGATAGATTGTATAATGCGTTGTTGTTCAAACTGTTGTGCATTCAACTGATTTTGTGTTTGATAGTCAACTGATCTAAAAAACACTTCAAGATCACCGTGCTTGACAGCTTCTGAAAAATTTACCGGCTTAATTCCTGCAAGCATGGTGTGAAGATCTAATGTGTATTCGCCTTCGGCATTGCAAGCTGGGCAAACACTGTTGATTTCCATTTCACTGTTGTAGGTAGCAATACGGATGGCAATCAACAGTGTGGTTAAATCAACACTGGGAATTTTCCAGGCATTTTTAATGTTTGGCACGCAACTTTGTATCACACTCACTATTGCAGATCCATTGAACAATGCATCGGGTGTACGATAGGTTATTTCGTCAATGGCAGTCATGGGCAATATTGGCAACTCTTTGTTGGGTGGCATGTCAATACTGCCTTCTGCCCAAAATTGCCCGTCGCTGGGCAGCTTCAAATACAAAGCAGGTTGTCTAAAAAATTGTTTCAGCGGGTTCGCAGTTTGGGTCATAAATCACCTATAAATATACTTCTACTTATAGGTATAAATCAATGGCCGCTACAGAACAAGAACATGCAGAAATACTAGCTCAACTAAATCGAGAAATGCAAGAATTTGGTCAGGTGCTACCTGGCACTCGAGCATCTTTGGACTCTGTTGGCAAGGGTGGTGCGGCGTTGCGAGTGGGCTTAGACTCTGCTGGTAAAGCTGCTGTAGATATAGCCAAAGCCTATACCGCTGCTGCCGCTGCCATGTACAATGGCGAAAAAGGCATGAAGGCCTATAACAAAAGCATTGATGCTGGCGCTGATGCAGTGACTGCTTTGGCTGCTACCGCAGGTGCTGCGGCTGTGGCTTTTGGTGTAATGACGGGCGGTATTGGATTTATGGTAGCTGCCGTAGGACTTGCTGCCAAAGGGCTAGCAGAATATGCCAAAGCAGCAAATGAACAAAGTGATGCATTATTTAATTCATACCAAAAGTTAAGTCGTGTGGGTGCAGCTGGCGCTGATAGCTTGCAAGGAATTTACGACGACATGCAAAAATTGGGTCTTGGTGTTCAAGATCTAGATAAGTTTGTGGGATTGGTAGCTGGTAGTTCTAAAGAACTTGCAATGATGAGTGGCTCGGTGTACAAAGGCCGCAAAGCCTATGCTGAAGTCAGTGCAGGCATGGATAAATTCAAACTGTCACTGCTTAATTCTGGCATGACACAGGACGAAATCAACGAAGGTACCATTGATTATTTAAGACTGCAAAGTAGAGCTGGATTAACACAGAAAAAATCAGTTGATGAACTGGCTATCAGTACCGCTGCTTACTTAAAAGAACAAGATAAACTGACTCAACTGCTTGGATTGAGTCGCAAAGAACAAAGCGATCAGCGAGAACGACTTCGCAATAATGAGATATTTGGATCTCAAGTTGCTGCAATGAGACTTACTAAAGATAAAAAACAAGCTGCCGCTGCCGATGAGATGGAAAAATCTGTAATGATGATGTCCACTTATAACCAAACAGCTGCCGACGGCATGCGTGATGTGGCATCGGGTATTATGACATCGGATGCAGCTCAACGACTCTATCGAGAAAGCAATGGCGAAAGCGTGCGAGCCATGCAAGATTTGAAGGCCGGCATTATCAATGCCGACCAAGCGTTTGACCGAATTGCCAAAGCAGTGGTTCGAACAGTCACTGCTCAAGGAAAAGTATTAGGCGGCTTGGAAGTTTATAACAAAGTATATACTGATGCCGCTGGCAGTTTTAGATTGGCCGCAGCAATGGAAAACGGCTCGATGGTCAAGCAGATGAAAGACGTTGAAGACAACTACAAAAAACAGGGTGCCGAAGATGGCAAAGCTCTAAGTGAGGAACAACAACGACAAGCTGAACTGGTAAAAACACAACAAAACTCCATGCACAACATGCAGGATTTTGTGAGATATGGCGTGACTCCTGCTACAGAAGCAACTGCGTGGTTTGCAAAAACTGTAGAGGCAGCTACCAGTTTGTTACCTAATGCTGGCAAATACAAAGAAGAAATGCAATTTGAGAAAAATCGAAAATCTGCAGAAGAAGAAAATGCAAAAATTCGTAAGGAAATGGAGACGCAACGAACATCAACAAATAAAAAAGAAATTGAAACAGCAAAATTAGCCGAACAAGTTGCTCGAGAAAAACGTGTGTTACTAGGAAAAGAACGAGAAGAACTTTTAAAAGTTTCTAAATATTTTAAAGATCCTGATGAAACAGTAGGCATTGGCGGTGTTGGTGCTCGACAAGGTGGTGTGGGAATGCCGCCAGGCAAAGTCTCGTCTACCGCCACAAATTCAACAAAGTCTGCTACTACTCCTGGAGGTAGTGGCGGTGGATCAGCAGGTGGAGGTAGTGGCGGTAGATCATCAGGAGGCTCGCCGTCGGCAGCAGCCCCGGCTACTTCGGCAGCAGCAGTGGCAGCGGCAACAACCAAAGCGCCAGCTGCGGCACCACCTGCACAGACAGAACCACATGTACCGGCACCGACTAAGCCGCCACCTGCAACTGTTACCATTTCTCCAGATGGCAAGACTGTATCAGGATCTATACCAAAAAAAACAGCAGCAGGACAGGGTCAGCCAGGGTATGTTCCAATAACTCCAGAACAACGGCCGCAAATAGATAAAATCAAAGACCTAATAGCTAGTGTTGAAAGTGGAGGAGATTACAATATTACACATGGTGAGACGCCGGGCAAAACACAGTATCCTCTAACAAGTATGACCATTGGCCAAGTATTAGACTTGCAGAAAAAACTTAGGGGCGAAAAGAAAAGTCCAGCAGCTGGAAAATATCAAATTATGCCCGGGACCTTGAGTACATATATGGGTAAGATAGGGTTGTCGAGAGGGGATCGATATGATGAAACAAATCAAGAAGCCCTGGGCGAGTTCCTGATCAAAAACCGCGGTTATGCTCAGTATGCAGCTAATCCAACGCCAGAAAGCAAAGCAAGATTTTTAGCCAATCTAGCACAAGAATTTGCTGGGTTACCGGGTGGCCCCAACAACAAAAGTTTTCATGATACCGAACCGAATAGTATAAACAAAGCAGGTATCACCTGGGAAGCAGCGTTACAAAGATTTGGTGACGGCGGCATTGTGAATTCTCCAACATTTGCTCAGATTGGCGAAAAAGGAGCAGAGGCTGTGATTCCTCTGAAAAACGGTTCTGTACCTGTGACCATGCCTAGAGATTTTATCAGAGGCATGAGTAAATACCAACTTGTACTGGATCAAATTAAAGACAAGTTTGAAGAAACAAACGGCAGACCAGGAGTTGCACAAATACTAGAATCTCAAGGACTAGCAAGTGCTTTACCTAATACAGAAGCAATGCTCACAGCATTCAGACAAATGGGCGATGAGCTCAAAGCACAAGGTGCATCCAATCGATCACTGTTTGAATCGATGCTGAGCATTCAGAAAAGCAGCAACGACATTCAAAGCAAGATGTTGCGTTACGCACAGAACTAACGGTAAATAAACAACCATGGCAGAACAAAACAAACCCGGCTGGCGCAAATACTTTAAGATAGCAGACACTTCCGGAGTGATGAGTCCAATTTCAGGAACCAACCAGTTTGGATTTCCTGGGTATGGCAAAAACGACGGCGGAACAGGCAACAACACAAACGACTTTGTGTTTCGAAACTATGCCAGTAGACTGCCCGAAGTTTACTCCGGTCACCCCAATCGTATTGAGCGTTACAACCAGTATGAGAACATGGACATGGATTCAGAGATCAATGCATGTTTGGACATCATTGCTGAGTTTTCCACACAGCTGAACAAACAAAACGGCACGCCATTTGATATTGACTATCAAGACAAGCCCACTGATCACGAAATTGAAATCATCCGCAAGCAGATGAAACAGTGGGTGAAGCTGAACAAGCTGGACCAACGCATATTCAAACTGTTTCGCAACACCATCAAGTATGGCGATCAAATCTTTGTGCGTGACCCGGAAACATTTGAAATGATGTGGGTGGACATGACCAAATTGGCTCGTGTGATTGTGAACGAATCAGAAGGCAAACGTCCTGAACAGTATGTGATCCGTGACATCAACCCCAACTTTCAAAACATGACTGTGGCAGCAAAGACCACCACAGATTACATGACCAATCCAGTTACTGGTTCAGTTGGTGGAAACACCAACTATACCATGCCCAATGGCGGCTCGGGTGGTGGTACAGGAAATTCAAGATTTATGACAGCCATGAACGAAGTTTGTTTGGATGCCAAGCATGTGGTGCATATGAGCCTTAACGAAGGTCTGGACACGTTCTGGCCATTTGGCAAAAGCATATTGGAAAACATCTACATGGTGTTCAAACAAAAACAATTGCTAGAAGACTCAATCTTGATCTATCGTGTGCAACGTGCTCCAGAACGACGAATCTTCAAAATTGACGTAGGCAACATGCCGTCGCACTTGGCCATGCAGTTTGTAGAACGAGTGAAAAACGAAATGCATCAACGTAGAATCCCCACCATAACAGGTGGAGGCAACAACATGATGGATGCATCGTACAACCCACTTTCGGTGGGCGAAGACTACTTTTTCCCGCAAGGTCAAGACGGTCGTGGTTCATCAGTTGAAACCTTGCCAGGTGGACAGAACTTAGGTGAAATTGACGATTTAAAGTATTTTAACAACAAAATGGCCCGTGGTCTGCGTGTGCCATCTAGCTATTTGCCCACCGGTCCGGACGACTCAGATCGTGTGACCAGTGACGGAAAAGTAGGCACAGCCCTTATCCAAGAATACAGATTCAACCAATATTGCGAACGTTTGCAAGCGTTGATTGTGCAAAAATTAGACGACGAATTCAAGATGTTCTTGAAGTGGCGTGGGTTTAACATTGATTCTAGCCTGTTCAACATCAAGTTTAATGCACCGCAAAACTTTGCAAGTTACCGTCAAAGTGAACTAGATAACACTAGAATAACAGCATTTACATCATTAGAACCCTTGCCTTACATGAGCAAGCGTTTTATGCTGGAACGTTTCTTGGGCTTGACTGAAGACGAAATTCAGAAGAACGAAGAAATGTGGCGCGAAGAACATGATGACGCGGAGATGACTCCTGTTGCTGGCAGCGACTTACGAGCTGTGGGTGTAACACCAGGTGGTATGGAAGCAGATATAGCCATGGGAGATCAAATGGCAGCCATGAATCAACCAGGTGCAGAAGGCGCAGCAGGCATGACAGGACCCGGAGCAGCACCTCCGGCAGCTGGCCCCGGTGCACCAGGAACGTTATAAATAACAACATGCTACTGACAGAAATCTACAATCAACAGCCTCAAGCCTATCAGGACCTGAGTCAAGACAACAGTCAATTGCAACTGAGTGACTTGCGTAAAACTCGGCTGACCTTGCGTCAGCTAAACAAACTGCGCAAAATGAACGACATTCGTTCAGTGGAGTTTAAAGACAAACTCAAACTGATACGCAAACAGTACCAACCTCCAGCACAACCCTTAGCCTAATCAGTCGGCGAGAAAAAACAGCCGTTTTGAGGGTTAAACACTATAGTTTTTGACTGTTATATTAAATAACAGCACACTTTACCTATAGGAGTTTACCCAATATGAACCGTTTCGAACAACTAATCGAATACGTCATCAATGACGAAGAACAAAAAGCCCGCGAACTTTTCCACGACATCGTTGTGGAAAAAAGTCGTGCTATCTATGAAAACTTAATGGCCGAAGAAGCCGACGAGGAACTAGATGAAGCTGAAGAAGACGAAGACCTTGACGAAGGCATGATGGGCGCCGATGGCGGCGCTGCTGGAGACCTAATCGACGATGTCGAAGTTGAAGAAGAAATGAGCATGGAAGGCGAAGATGACGCTGATGCTGAATTTGACGACGAAGCCGAAGAAGCTGGCGACGACTTAACTGGTGATTTAGAAGCTGATCACGACGAGTTTGGCGGTAGCGAAGGCGGTAGCGATGAAACTGCTACCAAAGACGACATCATGAATTTAGAAGACAAACTGGACCAGTTGATGGCCGAGTTTGAAGCTGCCATGGGCGGTGACGAAATGGGCATGGGCGACGGCGACGGGTTTGGTCCTGAAGAAGGCGGCGACGCTATTGGAATGGACGACACAGCTGAAATGGAACCAGGCATGATGGAAGCCATCAGCTTGAAAGCCGCTCCAAAGCCAGTTACAGCTGAACAAGGTAACGGCAAAGCAGGTCCTGTAGCATTTAACTCAGGTGCAACTGGCATGGCCAGCAAGCCAGTACACACTGGTGCAAGCGAAGGTGGACGTCATGACACCGCTGCTTACAGCAACAACACAAAAGAATTGATTGGCAAAGTGGGTAACACACCTGCTCAGTCAACCCAAGGTCTTAAGCCTGCTACCAAGCCACATTTGGGCCAAGCATCAGGCGTGAACACAAAGAGCCCACTACCAAGCGGTCGTAAGGGTTAATTAAATGTCATCTAGATACCTAAGAGAAGATCTCACTTTTAGCCAAGCCAATATCCAAGTTTTGGAAGAAGCTGATGTTGGCGGCAAAAAGCACCTCTATCTCAAAGGCATTTGCATTGAAGGCGACAAGAAAAATGCAAATGAGCGTATCTATCCCAGACACGAAATTATCAAGGCAGTTGAAACCATCAACGAACAGATCCGTGACGGTAACTCCGTTTTAGGTGAAGTGGACCATCCAGACGATCTCAAGATTAACTTGGATCGTGTGTGCCACACAGTTGAAGGCATGTGGATGGACGGACATGCTGGTTGCGGCAAGTTGAAAATTCTGCCAACCCCAATGGGTGAATTGATAAAAACTCTGTTGACGTCAGGCGTAAAGCTGGGTGTTAGCAGTCGTGGATCAGGTAATGTTGATGACAGAACCGGACATGTAAGTGACTTTGAAATCGTCACTATAGATGTGGTTGCCCAACCCAGTGCTCCTAATGCGTATCCTACAGCAATCTATGAAGGTCTCATGAACATGAGAAACGGTCATAAGATCTTAGAGATGGCTAGAGAGTCTGGTCAGGACGACAAAGTAAAAAAGTATCTCGCAAATGAAGTTAAACGCCTCATCCGAGAACTTAAAATCTAAGGAGAATAAAGCATGTTTGATGCTATTAAACCATTGCTAGATAGCGGATTAATCAACGAAGATGTCAGTAAGGAACTCAACGAAGCTTGGGAATCTAAACTGACAGAAGCTCGTGAGATGGTTCGTGCTGAACTTCGCGAGGAGTTTGCACAACGCTACGAGCACGACAAGTCAGTGATGGTAGAAGCCCTAGATAAGATGGTAACAGAAGGTCTCGCAGGAGAACTGGTACAAGTTGCTGCTGAAAAGCGTAATTTGGCCGAAGACCGTGTGAAGTTTCAACACAAGATGAAAGAATCAGCCACCAAGTTTAACAGCTTTATGGTTACAAAACTTTCTGAAGAAATTTCTGAACTGCGTAAAGACCGTAAGATGCATGCCGAAGGTGTCAATAAACTTGAAAACTTCGTAGTGCAGGCTCTAGCTAGAGAAATTACAGAGTTCGCTAAAGACAAACGTGATGTTGTAGAAACAAAAGTTCGTTTAGTACGTGAAGCTCGTAGTCAGCTAGAAGGACTCAAAGCACGATTCATTAAAGAATCTGCACAAAAAATGAGTTCTGCTGTTAGCCGTCATCTGAAGGCTGAACTGAACCAGTTGCAAGAAGACATCCAAGTTGCTCGCGAGAACAATTTTGGTCGTCGTATCTTCGAAGCATATGCTACTGAATTTGGAGCAACTCACTTGAATGAGAAAGCTGAAGTTCGTAAGTTGCATGACACAATTGCGCACAAAGACAAGAAATTGTCCGAGGCAATTAAACTCACCATGAAAGCAAAAGTCCTGGTTGAGAATAAAGAGCGCGAACTGCGTATGATTAAAGAATCCAATGAGCGTGAAAGCACAATGGATGAATTGCTACGTCCCTTAAACAAGGAAAAGCAAGAAGTCATGCGTAATTTGCTTGAAAGCGTCCAAACTACCCGTTTGAAAAACGCTTTTGAAAAGTATCTACCAGCAGTGTTGGAAGA